CCAACAAACTGCAAACTATAAAGAGCAACATCAGTCCAAACCAATGTTTCTTGTCTGGCTCTAAGTCCTCCAATGATTTCTGATCCTGCGGAACAACGCAAAGAACCAGCTGTGTTGTCTGATCTAGGCTCCCACTCTGCGGCATTTTCTTGATCAGAAAAAGCGATTAACAATGGATCAATTGAACCAGATCGAGAACCACCACTGATTGGGTCAGCGCCCAAGACAATAACGTGTCGATCTACATCAGACACCAGCACTTGCAATCCTTTTGTTGGGGTAAGGTTAGCACCTGTCAATGCACTCAATGCAACGGCTCTGTCTGTACCAAGAGTTTTTGCGCTAGTGTCCCAGTAATAAACACCACCCGCACGGACGTTGGCAATCAAGTCTTCCCCAAAGCTATCCATAGACCAAAGCCTTAACTGATTTAGGTTACTAAGCGAGCTGGTAGAACCCCAAGTTCCACCACCCCAAGTTCCAGTGCCCCAACCTGTGCCATCAACAAATACATCAAGACCAACACTGATCTGATAAGCGCCAACAGTAGACCCTCCACCATTGCCGCTATCACTAGCATTTGCAGTTACTGTTGCGCCACTCGTATCTTTTGCGGTAATGGTGTAAGTGCTGGTAGAAGGTACAGTTGCTATCTCGTACTCTTGGTTTATAACCGCTGCTACGACATTACCTCCCAGTGATGCTGCCCCGCTGAAAGTAACGAAATCTCCTTGTGCAGCACCATGAGCAGTATCAGTGACAGTTAATGTGCTTGATCCATTAGTCGCTGCAAATGTTACATCTCCCGCACTAGTGGTACTGCGAATCGGTGTAATGTCATTGAAGTTTGTGCCTTCCTGTATATAAAGCTTGGTTCGCGTGCCAAGACCAAGAAGCTTTGTACCAGCCAGATCAACCCAGCCTAATAGCTTTCTGCCTGTGCCGTTGTAAGAAGTCTGAATGACCTTTGTCCAACCGCCTATTTTTTCAGCAAAGCCTTTGCGAAACCTGACTAGGTTACCGTCAAACCAACCACCCTCTGCGGTGTAATCGGTTCCTTCTTTATTTATGCCAGGATTAAACAAAAACTTTTGAAGAGCCATTACTGATATTCTCCTGTTCTTATCATTTCAGTAACTTCAGGCGCTCGACTTTTTACTTGTTCTGCCCACCTACTGTCCATGAACTCATCAGCTGCACGCTCATAATCTTCGGTAGCCATAGCGTCTAAAGCTTTCTTGAATCCTCGCAACCTGGTCTGACCAAGATTAAACGACATGTCTATCATGGCGTGCTGTCTTGCCTCATTAAGCCCACCAAACCAATAGTATTCATCAGAGAGTTCTTCTTTGACACGCTTGATATCGTTATCTAGCAGGTAATCAACCTCATCATCAGAAAGGCCCAAACCAGAATCTGCGATATTGCGGCCTACGCCTATCGTTTCGTATCCCTCACTGCATAGATACACAAAGTTTTTAACACCCTCATGC